GCACGAAACTTGACCCAGTTGCTAGGGATATGGTAAGGCTCCACAACATGAATATTGCGGTCAAACTCAGTAAACGCTGCACCTTCTTTGATGTCCCAATCGCCTTCAAGAAGCTGACGCCTTTGCTGTTCAGGGAGCGAGAGGAGCATGGCCTCATAGTCTCCTGCTTGCGCAAGGTATGGGTTATCAGAAAGTCTTGCCGGGATAAAGCGTCTCTTAAATAGAGGTTTTCCTGCCTTGCTATGGCCATAGGGATATCGAAGAACTTCTCCGGTTTCTGTGTCTGTTGCATCGAATGTCCTATTATACGGCGCAGGGTCGATGAACATTTTCTTGACCCAGTGATGGCCCCGGCCACCGGGGTTAGTTGTTGCTCTCATAAAGATAGGCAAGTCAGGTGCAGTGGACCGTAGACGAGATCGCATATAATTCCATGCGTATGGTGTGGCCCATTGTGTCAACTCGTCAAAGCCTATCCAACTAAAAGCTAGACCTTGGTAACGCAGAACGTCATCTTCCCTGTCAAGGTAGGACATCCACAATCGTGCACCAGATGGCGCAGTCCACTGCATCTTTCTTTCTGACCATTTAATCCCAGGCCAAATCTTAGGGTACATTTCTTGGGACTTAAAAATAAGTTCCCGCAGTTCCTCTGTAGTATGGCGTAGGAGCTATCCTGAGAAGCTAGGATGGCCCATATAACGTAAAGGGTCAGCCAACATAGCATAAGACTTACCCCCACCTGCAGAGCCTCCATAGAGCACCTCACGTTCACCTGCTGCAAGGAACTCTGTCTGTGGTCCCGCATTAGGTTTAAAGATTACGTTGTGTTGTTCCTCAATAGGAATCTGATCGACAATCTTTGCAGGTTCTGGTTTAGGCTTCGCTGTAGTCTTTCTCGTAGTCCTCTTGGACTTTGGCTCCGAGGCGTTTTCGGTCAATTTCTTCCGCCTTGGCGATTGCCTTTTTCGCATAGTCTGCCCATCGGCGTAGGCTTCTAGCTTTGTTTTTTCGTTCTCGTTCATTATCTAACCGTTTACGTAAACCTACATGGGAAATGTCTCGTCCTGTATTACGTGTCAGCCAGTTGGCTACTTCACGATAGGAATACTGTTTGAGATATTTCTTAGCCTGTTCAAGCATATCAAGTTCATGCTCAACAGGTAATAGTATATCGGGATCATCGGGGTCTACTTCATATCCAAAAGGAATGGTTCTTGATATACGAGGAATGGGTATCCATTCGTTATCTTCTTTAATATCGGTTGGTTGGGGCAACTTCCACTTTTGTAGAGGTTTAGTCATCATCATCCACTTGTTTTGGTGGCATAAGCATTACACCACCTTTAGCTTCGACTTGCATTTTTTCAGTCTTAACTAGACCAGTACGATCCAATAGTTCTTTAGCTGCTTGCATCTTATCACGAATACCTAGTTCTGTTGGATCATACAATGCGTGTACCATCGACATAGCAGCTTTAGGTGCATTACGTGCCATATAGTTTTGAGTGGCATCTAAGATTTCTTCTTTTAGAGAGTTTACTACTTCAGTAGTAGATGTAGCATCAGAGTATCCTGCAAGTTTCTTAGCCATTACAAGATCACCACCTGCCTCGTCAAACAGAACTGCTAGTAGTTTTTGTTGTTTATCTGTTAGTGTCCTAGACATTTTAACTCTTTCTTTTGAATAGTGCAAGCACAAAGTTTGCTATTGATTGACCTATTTGTGTAGGTGTGGGTAACAGCCACCCAAGTAACAATAAAAACATAACCCACGGTGGGATGTTAGTATTCGTAATATCTAAACGTTCTACTGGACCTGCTTCTACTTCTTTAGTGGTAGTGACCACATCCCGTCCTGCGTTAGTTGTTTCTTCAACACTGACACCTGACTGTCTATTTTCTGCGCCTATCTGTGCGTTGCTGTTTACGGTTGGCCCTGAGCCACCGCCTAGTAAGCTCATAGGATTTAAACCACATCCTGATAACAATAATACTAAGAGTAACCAACGCATTACTTTAACGGGTTGTTGTAGAGTTCATCCATAGCATTCCAGATGTCGTCTATTTCTGTGTCGTACGTATCTAGTTTGCTTCCTAGATTATCTGTTATCAGTGTACTCTTTTCAACTTGAGAACGTAAGTCTAGTAAAGTCTTTTGTTGTTCTAGGATTGTTGTCATCTGTGTACTAATCTCTGATAACTTAATACCTAGTTCTGCTACGTTGTTGTCACCTACGGTTTGTTCCAAGGCTTGGATTCTGGAGATTGCATCTGTAACTTCTTCAAACCCTGATTCGACTCCAAGGAACCTTTGGTATGCATCGTACGAGTAATAAATACCTGTCGCCAGTGCTGAGATGATTGGCGCAATAAATAAGAGGTGTGCCGCCTTGAACGTATAACCACCTGCTTTGAGTTCGACATCATCCACCGTAGTTTACCTCAAAGTAAATTTCCGTAGCTGACTTGGTATATGCTCCTACAGGACCAGAGATTTCCATAGTACCATACTCGTCAGCAAAGGTTACAATCATCATATCTACTTCAGCTTGATAAGTAGAACCTGTGTATTGTGCGACACCTACACTGGCCTGTGTAGCAAAGTCTTCAATGCTTGTTGTGATCATTACATTGTTAGCTGCAGAAACAAATGCGGCTGCTTCATTTGCGTAGGTCTCAACTTGTACCACAGCATTATTAAAGTTGTCTACGTCTTGTTGACTAATACTCATATCAGTCATATTAACTGCTGCAGTAACTTCTTGCTGTTGTTGCTCTGTGACTGCATTTGCTGCCATGTCAGCTACGACAGTAACTTCTTGTAGTACACTGGTAGCAACTACTAGGTCATCAATAGCCGCATCCATATTAGCAAAGGCTATTTCTGCATCTTGCAACAAAAGCTCTTGTGCATTGATGTAAGACTGATTAGCTACATTGTCTAGTGCTGCATTGTATCTGTCTACTAGACTAGTTTCAATAAGTGCTACGTTAGATGTTCCTGATTCAACTTGAGTACCGTTATGAGCATAACCACTGATGCTAAATGCTAAATCATTCGCCAGTGTTAGTTGATTGGAGATTTCCTCTGCTGCTTCTCGAAGGTCTGACATCACTGTCCTTACTTCCGCCTGTGCTGCGGAACTGACCACTAAGGGAACGAGCAGTAATAGTTTCTTGAGGTGCATCGGGGAGCTTCCTTCCTATATACAATAAGTTATTCCAAAATGTTTTATCTTGATTGTACCCAACTATATATACTTTGGGATTGCTTCGCATCTTCATGTAGGCTTCTCTGCCTATAAGCAATTTACCTGATACAACATCTACTAAAGGACAAGGTGTGTTGGCTAAAGCCATTGCCTTAAATACTCTAGGATTGTCACACATAATACTAATGCCAGAAATCTGAAGTCCCAGACCTCCTACATTCTGAGGTGTACCAATTAGACGAGCATCACGTCTACGATTACACTCGGTGTCTTGCATCATTTCACCTTTAGACATACCAAAGATTGAAATCTGCATACCTTCTGCTTTAGGTATTAAACAAGACTCTGAACCACCGCCACCCATTACAGTGGGACTGATGGCTGAAGGTACAGGGTTAGACATTGGTCCTGTACCGTTGTTAGTAACACTTGTACTATTACTTACATTGTTACTGTCTACTACGTTATCGTTACCCATGTTGGTGTTTAAATCACCATTAGTTGAACCATTACCAACTGTGTCTTGCGCATACACACTATATGATGATAGGATCAGGGCCGTTATAAACCATTTCCACATTTCTCTTTCATAACCTCTTTGACTGCAGTATCACTACACATCAGTTCAAGGGCAGCGGAGTTGTGGCCTAAATAATGTAGTGTCTGTGCATTCAGGTTTCGTTGACAATCTTTGTCACCCCAACACGCAGACGGAAAAGAAATTGGTGTACCCATGTCTACTGTCATACAACCTGATAACAGCATTATAGGCAAAAAACGAATCATTGTCTACTCTTTTATTCTGTAGAGGCAAGCCTACCTTCACGTATCAAGAAGTCTTGCCACATAGGTTTGATCATTTTGTAGTTCTCTTCTACTTTATAAGAA